GAAGGAGTTTATAATGAAACAGGACATTGGGGACATCCTGTTCCTCAACTACCAGCGTGCTATGGGCCTCCCTGCAGACCCAATACCCTTCTCGCAGGAATTGTGGGACTCCTGCCGCGACGAGGTACAACAGAGGTACCTCTCCAAGCCAATTGCCGCCCTCATCAACGGCATGCCTAGGCAATCCCCGGACTTCCCGAAAGATAAAATTGCATTATTTCTTAAATCCCAGTGGGTCACCAAAACGGAGAAGATCGGGGCTCTCAAAGTTAAGCCAGGCCAAACCATAGCCTCATTCATGCAACAGACGGTGATGATATACGGGACAATGGCCCGCTACATGCGCAGGATACGGGCCTCCTTCCAGCCAGAAAACATCTTCATCACCTGTGAGAATACCCCGGAGGACCTTAACGAGTGGGTTAAGGAGCGGTGGAATTTCAGTAGACCTGGACACTCAAACGATTTCACCGCCTTTGACCAGTCACAGGACGGGGCCATGCTGCAATTTGAGGTCACCAAAGCCAAGTTCCACAACATCCCGGAGGACATCATCGAGGGATACATTCAGCTCAAGACTAACGCACACATATTTTTGGGAACTGTGGCCATCATGAGACTCAGTGGGGAGGGCCCCACCTTTGATGCAAATACGGAGTGCGCTATCGCGTACCATCACACTAAGTACCACGTCTCCCCGAACACTTCCCAGCTGTACGCAGGCGACGATATGGCCCAGGATGACAGGCCCATCCCCAAAGACTCCTTCCGGCTGGTGGAAAAACGTCTCACCCTCACGTCTAAAGAAGTGTGTCACTCTCAGAAACCCGGGGACTTTGCAACTTTTTGTGGGTGGACCCTTACGCCAAAAGGGATCATCAAGGACCCCAAGAAATTGTACGCTGGCCTTTGTTTGGCCAAGGGCACCGACCGGGTACCAGCTGTCCGAGTAGCTTACGCCCATGACCTGCGCCACGCATACAGACTTGGAGATGAACTGCATGAGGTCCTAACGGAAGAGCAGGCTAGTTTTCACCAGGCTACAGTCCGAGATTTACATCTCATGGGCTGTAACGAGATACTGCAGAACCTCTAGAACAGGGGTTAGGTTACCTCAGGCTTCGATGGAATTCTACCTGGGTGACCTACACAAGCTGTACGAAAGAACTCCATTACCTCTCCAAGAGCCCATTGTTGTCCACACCGTTGCCGGTGCCGGCAAAACCACCCTTGTCCGCTCTTGGCTACGCCGCTCCCCTCACCTGAAAGCCGTCACGGGAGGACAGCCAGACCCACCGACCCTGGAAGGGGTGGGCATACTCGCACCTCACAGCCGTGCAGACATCGTCGACGAGTATCCTGCTGTGCCAGATAGAACGGGCGCTAAAGTTCTCCTTGCGGACCCACTCCAGCACCGTGGTCCAATACTACCTG